GAACGTAAATCATCAAAGAAATGATCGAGAGTTTCTAAAATCCCGTTATTCCAATTATGTGTTTTAACTTTATGTTTTGACATGAATGTCTCCTTAACTGAAGTATTTAGTCCAAATTTTAGTAGTTTGGTTAGTATAACGAGTTAAGTTCCATTGATTGGATTTAACATTAATCCAAGGAGCACTATAAGTAGTTTTTAATGTTTTAACTATATCTACGCTGTCGTTAGGATCTGCACAGAAAGCAGGTACAGCCCATGGAATTTCATCAGCTGTTCCGACAATAGGAACTCCTTGGCTAATCAAATCTGCACTAACAATATTAAATGTTTCACTAAAATTGCATTGCATACCTATGTCCATTTCTGCACACAACTCTAGGAATTGTTCTCTAGGACGCCACTGATGGTTAATTAATTGATGACCGTGCCCGCTAATTTGTTCAAATAATCCTTTAAGATTATTGATAGCTGGTTGTCCTTGCATTTCAATACGTCCTGCATTTACGTGAAAACGTAATTTTTTGCCAATTTGATTAGCAAAATCAATCGCGGCAAATGCCTGTAGCAAATGATTTTTTAATGGACGGATAGCACCAAAGCACCCAATATCTATAGTATCGCTTTTTTTATCAATTTTACTGTAGGGTTTGTATTCTTGCGGATAGAAATTGGGGAGATAAATTACTTTTTCAGCAGTTTGTTCGTCAGTCCAACTGTTTCTGTGTTGCAAATACATAGCTATCTCACGCATCATACGTGGAGCATTTACACCAATAATAAGATTTTTAAATCCGCTATAATCGCCAATCCAATCCATAGCCATACCTTCGCCTGCCATAAATGGCATTTCGCTGTGTAGACGAATAATCCATTTTACATTAGGATGTAGTTTACATAGAACTGCAAACTTAGTAGGCACTACCCATAACGCTTCAATAATCACATGTGTTGGTTGATGTTTTGTAACTAATCTATCTATACAATTATTATCTATAGCAACTTCTAATACACTTGCTATTTTATTTTCTTCTAACATGTCGTGCATAAATTTTGCACTATTATATAGACCTGTGCTGAGGCCAACCTCAGCATGTACAATGGCGTGATAATCTTCTCTACGTTTTAAAAGGAATAGGACTTTTTTTGACATTTGGCTCTCGCTACTTAATTTCATGTATTTATACATAATAGTAGCAGATTAAGATTACGTTGAAATTACAAGTGCCACTTTAGAAAGTCGCGGTAGCGAATCGCTTGTTCCAAGGCAGGAGCCTCCTACACCACGGTAACGAGTACCGGTCCTAAGGTGATACTTTATTTACCTACCTATGTAAATGTATTTTTCTTCTTTATGATTAGGATTAATTGGAATGATACCATTTCCATATTGAGGATATTTTTGTTGTCGGTCCCAAGCTACCCACATCATCATAAACATGATAGACAATAATAGTATGAGTATGATAACTCCAATTATTGCTTCTTCAGTAAGACGTTTCATACGTGCCGCTTTACGTGCTTCTTGTCTAGCCTGAGCCTGCATCTGACGAGCAATAAGAACCTTTTGGTCTTCACCCATTTGTTTCATCATTGTTTCGACTTCGGTGTACAATGCACCTAGTTCAGGAGGACTTTGATAAACCATTAGCTCACGTAGTTCTGTACTCATTTGCTCTAATTGTTTACGCATTAGAACACGCTGTAGAGCACGTTTGCCTAGACTGGCATCACCTTTGTAAATTTCAGTTTTAGCACGGCGTTCTTCTTCGGCAAAGATAGCCATGCATTTGTACATGTTATCGTAATATTCACCTAGTTTGTCGCCAATTTCTTGATAAATTCCAGTATGCTCTTCGGCATTGGCTTTTTTGTTTAATTCGACTACACGATTGCGTTCTTGTACGTATTGATTACGTTGTTCAACGGTAGGAGGAGCGTCTTTATGTCGACTGCTAAATTGATTATCTAAATCTTTAAGGACGTCTTTAATATCGCCTGCGGCGCTTTTGATGTCCTTGTATAGTTTACACCCTGCTTTAACCGCAGATACGGCTCCGTTGGCAAGGGCAAAGAGTGTTAACGGATCCACACCACTGGCTCCTTAGAACCAGAGGAATACACCTTGTGCTGACAACAGTAATCCTAATCCTGCGACAAAGAAACTACCCCAGAACATAGACATACTTACTGCTAATATACTTGCTGATAATACAACAATACTCAACTGATAAAGTGTACTGGCATAACCAATCCATGGGCTTTGCTTTTTAGCTTGATCACGTTCAGCTTCTAATTTTTTGGCCTTGGCCATTAGTTCTTTTTTACCTTCACCAGTTGCAGGTTCACTTTCGTAACGTGCAATCTTAGCTTCTAGTTTTTCGATCTTAGCTGTGTCTTTACGAACAATAGCATCATCTAATGATTGTTCAGCTAGCATTTGTTTGATGCTTTTAGCTTCGTAAAAACTCCAAACATCGTTGGCCGCAATAGTGTTATTAAGTGTTAAACTGCTTAACTTACCGCCGTACCAACTGTTGACAGCTAGTATCAGGGCAAATACACTGATAACCATACCTGCCTTGTCTTTGATTTTTGCCTCACGCTCACTACGACTACCTATTGGTGGTTTTACTGCGTTTGGGTCTTTTGGTTGTTTAGTAACTAAATTTAAAATTGAGTCTATTAAAGCCATTTGATTCGCTCCCGGATTATAGTAGTATTTATAATAGCAGGCGTAAATACAAGATGACGAAACTGTTAACTATTAATTTTCCAGGACAGCCTCCCTTAATACCATCGGTAGATGTGTGTTTCTATACAGCCATGATGAAGCCTGGAGTTCATACAGCTCTAGCTGAAATTGTTTTAAAAGAAAAAGACTTCATTTTAGAAATTTCAAAACAGCCAGATTTTATTAAAAGTCCAGTTTGGCTCACTGGAAGATACGGCAGTTATAATTTTTTAGATTTAGATTATGAAGAAATAAGATATTTGAAAGATTTCGTTGCAGAAGAATACAAAAACTATATGTCTGCCATGGGTTTTGAAACAGCTGGATCGTATATACGTATGTGGGCGAATGAATTAAGATTTCAGCATGAAATAACATGGCATACTCATTTTGATGCGGTTAGTAATACTGATATCAAACCAGGTCCGTGCCCGCATGTCAGCGGAAATATACCCATACGCACAAATAATACACAAACTTATTTTAAAAGCTCTTTTACACTAGGCGGCGGGCCTAAGGCGCAGAGAGATATAGTGGGTATCGACAACATCGATGGAGAATGTTTATTTTTTCCTAGTTGGGTTAACCATAAAACTGCCAAAAATGAAACAACTATTTCTAGAATTACTATATCCTTTGACATAATACCTGAAAATGTGTATCTTGCAAAAAAGGATAACGAGCACTTTAGAAAACTTACATAATACAAGCTAAATACAAAGATACTTATTTTAAGAGAGCAATTCCATGGCATATACCAATAATAGCGACAGATTCGGCAGTGCAATGCCCCCACGTGTACGTGATGTACTAGGGCGTTTAAAAGTCACAATGCATCAAAACATTTATGAAGCTGACTTTGAATACGGCACACAGCCAATGCGTTGGGAGATTTTTACCAACAACGTCAGCGGATTGACTAGCGTACAACAAGTTCCATCAAGTGGCGGTGTACGTATGCGTTTAGGTTCAAGTCCAGGAGATATGACAATTCGTCAGTCACGTCCATATCATCGCTACCAACCAGGTAAGACTATGTTTATGGCTACAGGTTGTAACTTAGGTACTGCATTATCGGGTAACGTACAACGTGTGGGATTCTTTGACGATTCCAACGGTGTATTTTTTGAACAAAGCGTAGTGACTCCAGATAATCCATTTGGTATCTATGCTGTAGTGCGTACAGACGTAAACGGTGTGATACAAGAAACTCGTGTAGGTTTAGATCAATGGAACGGCGACCGTGCTACATTGGCTACTATCGATTTTACACGTATTCAGATGTTCTGGTTAGAATACGGATGGTACGGTGCTGGTGCAACACGTTGGGGATTCTGGGTCAACGGTGAACCAATCATTGCTCACCAAATTGGATGGGGTAACTATGCTAACCCATTAACAGGTGGCGGACAATTGGCACCGTGGGCACGTACTGGTAACTTACCGGTTCGTTACGAACAACGCAATACAACCAACACAGCTGGTACTAACGACATGTACCATTATGGTGTGTCAGTTATTATTGAAGGTGGACAAAACGATCAGCGTGGATTTACGTACTCTTATGGTATGCCATTAAATGCACCAACTCGTGCTATTCCAACAGGTACTACACGTTTTCCATTATTGAGTATTCGTAGTCGTCCTATGGGAACACAAGAATACGGAAACATCAATGGTTTAAGTAATGGTGGTGCTATTACATCAGCAACCAATACAGCAGGCAACGTAGCGGCTAGTATCGTAGGCACTACGATGACAGTTACAAACGTGAATAGTGGATCAATTGTAACAGGACAACAGCTACAAGGTACTGGTGTCCTGTGGGGAACTTTTGTTGTTACACAATTAACATCAACTGGTTCAAGTGCAACTAGTGGATTAACCGCAACAGCTACACTGGGCGCCACAAGTATTACAGTATCAGCTAGTACAGGTATTGTAGCAGGACAATTAATTACAGCCGCAGGTATTCCAGCAGGAACATTTGTACCAAGCAATTACACAACTAGCACAACAGTTAACTTGGTTGATAAATTTGGTTTGCCAGTTGCGACAACAGCCGCACTAAGCACAACCGCAATTAGTTTTTACACGCCAGGCAGTGTTGGTACATATCAAGTAAGTCAAAATCACATCACAGCTATTACATCAACACCGATTTACGCAAACGTACTAACATTGGGTTTAAACAATACTGTTAACAATACAGCAGTTGCTACTGCAACTACAACGCTAGGTGGTACAATTACTATAGCAGTAGGTGGAGTAATAACTTATGGTACTGCCACTGCGAACCCATTACCAACTGGAACTCCTGTTACTATATCAGGTGGTACTGCAACTTATATCGCGGCAGGTACTTATTATGTTGCTCCACTTAGTGTAGCACAAGCTACATCAAATAGTTTTACACTAGTAACAACACAAGGCGGTACAACAGTAGTAACAACAACAGCAGGTACTAGCAATCAAACATTTACATGGTATACCAACCCATATACACTAACTACTAGTGGTACACAAACTGGTGTATTTGCAGTAGGCGATACAGTAAGTGGAACGGGTATCGGAGTTGGTTCAAAGATTCTAACAATATCAGGTACAAGTCCAAACTTTACTATTCAAGTTGACACACTTGTAACAGGTGCAGTTAGCGGTACACTGACAGCAGTATTATCAATTAACCAATTCCAAGGTCGTGCAATTTACTTCCCAGGATTAGGTTCAAATGGTTTTGGACAAATAGCTCGTATTACAACAAATAGTACAGCTACGCTTTATATGGCAGACTATGTAATTGGTGCGGCTCCAAGCGGAACTACATTAGCATCACCAGCTACTTCAGCTGTAACAGCATCAGCTTCAGCTAGCGGTGGTTCAATCACATATAACGGTTCAAGCGTATCAACAGTTAATGGTTATACCGTTGGTGCTACAGGTAGCCAAATTATCCAGATTGCAAATACTTCTGGTATTTTTGCAGGACAGAGTGTAACTGGTGTTGGCGTACAGGCAGGTACAGTTGTATCCAGCGTTGTTACCAACAGTTATATCACTATCAGTTTGCCATTAACTACTAACGTTACAGCAAGTACATATACATTTGTACAAGGCTACATCGTTGGACTGGCCAACCGTGGACAGTTATTGCCTAAGACTATGTTTATTACAGCTGACCAAAAGTGCGTGGTAGAATTAATTGCAGGATCAGTAAGTAACACAGCAACATTGACTAATCCAGCATGGACACCTTTGAACCAGTTAGGTAGTGCTTATTCATTTGCCGAACGTGATACAACAGCTACTAGTATGACCGCACTTACTCCAGCAGTTAACCCTGGTACTAACGCTAACGGCGGCGAAGTTGTGTTTGCGTTTGTATCACCAGCTGGCGGTTCAGGTTTACAACAGATTGATTTGTCATTCTTCTTTGCCATGTACAACAGCGTTCGTGGTAACCAAGTTGATACGTTGACTATTGCTATTACTAATACTAGTGGTTCAACAGCTAACGTTGGTGCTCATTTGATTACACAGGAAGCGATGAGTTAATTCGAAATAATTGACTTATAAACAAAAGATAGTATAATTAAATTTTAACAAAGGAGTCCAAAATGACTAGACCAATCGCAAAAAAACGTATTCGTGAAGCCGCAATGCGAGCTACTAAGAAAAAGCGTTAATTTAAAGAATTGTTGTAATCCCTTCAAAGCGAAGGCGTTGCGGACCCGGGTTCGACCCCCGGCAGGTCCACCAAAAGAAAATTCGGCAGGATGCATACTGCGGCTAACCAGTAATGGAGCCAACCGTGAAAGGATCTGAGTTTTCTTTTGATGGGCCTGTATTGGCTTCGACGTGGCGAGATAGTAGAGACGGCAACACAGTAGGCGATGACTGTAAATCAAGCAAATAACGTAAATGCAAAAGCAAATACATTCGAGTATTTCCAAGTTCCAGTTAGCATCAGTGCTAATGACGAATTTGCAATCGCAGCCTAAGAAACTGCCCTCGCGAGGATTGGTTGATCCTTGTCACCCAACTTAACCAAAATGGCTACGAAAGTAGCCATTTTCTATTGCTCTCTGTACTAATACGGATATATAATAGAGACATGACAACATGTCATTTTTATTAATAAAAAGGAAGTAAAACAAATGAAGAAAATTGCATTAGCAACTCTTTTAGCCCTAGTGGCAGTAACAGCAAGTGCTGTCGAAGTTGGTGTTGAATTTCAAGACCAATTGGGTAAAAACAATGGCCCAAAATCAGACAACTATCAGTTAAGCGTTAAGCAAGCAGTTAACGATAACTTTGCAGTTGATGTTAAAACTTTGACAGTTGTTGGTAAGACTGACAACACTGAAACAGGACTTTCTAGTTCACAACTAGAAGCAGGTGTTACAGGTCAGTATAATGTTATGGGTCTAGCTACACCATATGTTCGTGTAGGTCTAGGTGAGCGTTATACAACAACTACAAATTATTCATACTACTCTATTGAGCCAGGTGTGAATATTCCAGTTGCATCGACAGGTGTAACAGCAACAGTAGCATGGCGTTATCGTGCTCCGTTTGATCAAGATGCAAATCAGTGGGAAACACGTACATGGCGTGCCGATCTTGGTTACAACATTACCAAGGCAGACAACGTGTATGTAGGTTATGATCGTATGCGTGGTGATACACAAGCTGGTATTACTCGTGTAGGTTATGCACATTCATTCTAATCTTTGATTAGACAGTATAAGGGCCTACGGGCCCTTTTTTATTAAGAGAGTATTAAAATGGACATGGATCAAGCGGCAGTATTTTTAGCTGGCAGTATTTTAACAACCTTAGGGTTTATCGTAATTTTTATTGGCGTAGTAATCATCAATAATCTTCTTTCCAAATATTGGAAACCAATCAAGTGGATGCGTATCATGGATCATCCAATGTATGTTACTCGAGAAGATTTGGCAGAACATAAAGAAGAACCAAAAATATCATAATCATTATTGATTTTTTTAATAACGGTCATTGAAATAATTATTGAAAAAATCAATTAAAATGCTTGATCTTATTGTTAAATACTATTACAATAACATATCAGTACAAACACTGAGTTATTAGTTTTCAAACACACACATAAGGAGAATGATATGAAAACAGTTGGAAATAAATTAGAAGCTTTCGCAATTACTGGTGTTAAGCCAGGACAACCAGAAGACGCATACTTTACAATTACCGATCAAAGTTTTGAAGGCAAGTGGAAAGTAATCGTTTACTATCCAAAATCTTTCACTTTTGTTTGCCCCACAGAAATTGTTGGGTATGACAAATTGAACCAAGATTTTATTGATAGAGATGCTGTATTACTTACAGGCTCAACAGATAACGAATTCTGTGCGGTTGCCTGGCAAAATGCCCACGCAGACTTGAAGAAAATTACACATACTCAGTTTGCCGATACACAACGAGGCGAACTAAGTTTAGTCGAGCAATTGGGTGTATTTTTTGCCCCGGCAGGAGCACCACTGAGAGCAACATTTATCGTTGACCCAGATAATGTTATCCAACATGTCACAGTCAATAACCTAAATGTAGGTCGTAGTCCAGAAGAAACACTTCGAATCTTAGATAGTCTTCAAACGGGGGAACTGTGTGCCTGTTCAAGAACTATCGGGGGCGAAACGCTGTAAGTCCGTAGGACAGACATAAATATACTAACAGGAACATTTATGTCTGATCGAATACCCTACACTTATTTTGTTTTACACATACCCACCGGATTGAAATATTACGGATCTAAATATGGAAAGGGTTCAAACCCTGAAACATTTTGGAGGTCCGGTGGGTATTTTACTTCTTCTGTTAAGGTTAAGAACTTATTAAACGAATACGGAATAGATTCTTTTAAGGCTGAGGTAAGGAAAGTATTTGAAAGTCCTGACCAAGCACTTAATTATGAATATAGGTTTCTCAAGAAAGTCGGTGCTCTTGACAAGAGTGAGTGGCTCAATGAAAACCTCGGCGGTGAAAAGTTTAGAAATGTTGGACCAGCAAGTGAAAAAGCATTAGCATCGCAAAGAAAGAAAAAACAGACTCCGGAAGGGAACGCCAAACGATCAGCGTCATTGATGGGTAGAGTTATTTCTGAAGATACAAAAAAGCGTATGTCGTTGTCTCAACTTAATAGGCCGGCAGATAGAGAAGAAAGCAGAAGAAACAAAATAAGAGAAAAGGCAATTGGTAGAAGTCACAATACCGATACTAAGTCTAAACTGTCTGATATAGTGAGTCAGACAAGATGGATCAACAACGGCACCGAACAAAAGAAGGTTAGCGTAAGTGCTCTATCAGGTTATACAGACTTAGGATGGAAAAATGGTAGGATATTACAAGTAGTATCTTGCCCACATTGTGGTGCTACTGGAGTTAAACATAATATCGTTAGAAGACACTTTGATAACTGTAAGAGTAGAGTATGAGTAAACTAGAAATCAACGGGTTATACTTCTGGAAACAAAACTATTGGTTGCCTTGCGGGCTCAACATCAAAGAGAAACTTTGGTGGAGATTCATGCCCGGAGTTGTTATCAATGTGCGTTGGCCCAAAGGCTGGGTAGTCTTGCACGAATCACTAGATGGATCTAAAGTATCAGCAGAATCAGCAGACCCGAACGATCACTATCGCCCTTGGATGGAACAGCATGTAGGTCGTCAAGGATGGGATTGGAATTGGGGTATGGCTAATATGGATGCCACCGAAAATCGCCTAACAATAAAGATTAGACAGAAATATGCCAAGTATGCTACGATAGCGGCAATACAATGGAGTTGACGAATGAATAACATTAAAAGGAAAACAAAATGAGTTTTATTGAAACAGTTAAACCGGCATTACCAGACTATGCAAAGGACACCAAGTTAAACTTGGACGCTGTCCTTTTGCGTAGTACATTGGATGCAGATGTGGCCATAGGATGTGCAGTGGCCGCACTTGCCGCAACTGGTAACGGAAAAGTATTAAGTGTTATGTTAGCAGACGCACCAAAGTTTGCTGACTCAGCAATGACTGCCGCAAGCATCATGTCGCAAAACAATATCTGGTACCCCTATGTTGAAATGGCTGATGATGAACAGTTAAAAGGCTTGCCAGCACAGTTACGCATGAATGCTATTGCGTCACATGGTGGAACTACAAAGGCAAACTTTGAGGCATTCAGTCTTGCCGCAAGTATTGTTGGTAAATGTCATTTCTGTGTTAAGGCACACTATGACACACTCAAGCAAGAAGGCTACACAGTAGAAAACTTACGCGACATTGGTCGTATTGCCAGTGTTATGAATTCAGTAGCAAAAGTATTGAACGGTTAAAAGATAAGGCTATTTCGGTAGCCTTATTCTTGACTAAAATTTCTAAGATAGTATAATTAGTGATATGGAACCTACTCTAAAAGGCTGGGTATGGGAGATACCTTTTTATCCTGTCAGCCCTAAATTCAATCGAGACTACAGAATACTCAAAAGCATTTTTTGGTACGACAGTAGTGATCCTCTTGCCTTTGTACCATTTACAGAAGGATACGAAATACTAGTTCCAGAATCTATTATACAAAATACTCCAGAAGATTTAGAGTACGTTAGAACAAACAAAGAAAAATTTATCTCAACACAAGAACCCATACTTGTTACAGACTACAATGGCAGTTGGCGCTTGCGTCCGTTTATAAGGACTGATCTATGATAGTAAATGTATTAGTACATAGACTTAAAGAAATTATTAACAGTCCAAAATTAGATCCTTACAAGGCTGATAATTTTGACGAGTTGTTAGAATTATATCAGCGATGCGAATTAGAAAACTGGACTGAGTTAGGTAGCCGTTGTAGCATGGGCAATATGGGCATGTTTCAAGATCGTACCAGAACATTGCCACACTATTTAAAGATGGGCGGCTGGGAACCATTGCCAGAATATGATCCTAGCTATAATAAATCATTTACCGATATAGCATTAGGAGCCGCACAGGCAATCGTTCAACGTGCTGACGGACAAAGAATAAGTGTAAGTTGGAGTGGCGGGTTAGACAGTACAGGTGCATTGTTTAGTCTAATGGAATTTGCAGACCCTAAGCAGTTAAAAGTATTTTGTAACTATAATAGTATAGTTGAATCAGGTTCGGTATTTGATACTTATATTAAAGGTAGAGGTATAGAGTATTCTCTAACAACTCCGCTTATGCATCCTACATTTGATGAAGGACTTATTGTAAGTGGATATTTAGGCGACCAGTTGTTTGGTCAATATCATAATCTACAACCTGAGCACTTTACAATGAATTGGAAAGACTACTTGAACAAGGATCAAGTAGAAGTAATGGAACGTATTGTAGCAAATTTTCCAGGTGAACCTATTGTTACAGTTCCTGAATTTTTGTCATTTAATGAACTTAACAGCAAGTGGCAAATGGGCAAGACTAATCGTATGCGTAATATGCCTAAAGATATTGCAGACCGTATGATTAATTTTTACGAAACTGTAGACTTTCAAAAATGGAGTATTGGTCGCTACGCTAAAAAATATCTCAGTGCAGATAAAACAACACACAAGTGGGCAATTAAATTACTGCTTCAAAAATTAATGAAATCGGATGATTACCCTATGAACAAGATTGTACAAACTAGTCATTATCACATACTAGAACATGAATGGGTAATGATGTTAGAAGATGGAACAAATTTATACTTAAAGGACTTTAAATGAAAAGACTACTAGCAATACTCTTATTAGTGCCAGCATTAGCATTCGCTTGGGAACCTACACAGCCTGTCAAAGTTATTATTGGAACTGCCCCGGGTAGTGGTAACGAAATTAGTTTTAGAGAACTAGCAAAAATATTAGAAAGCACAGGCGATAAAACTAAGTTTGTTGTTGAAAACAAACCAGGTGCCGATAGTGCTATTGCGGCCAACACTTTATACGAAGCCGCACCAGATGGTTATACTGTAGCAGTATTAAGTCATATGAGTTTATGGATTACAAATGATGTATGGGAAGCTGGAGTAAAGAAATACAATTACGATAGCTTTAGCGAAGTGCTAACAACAGGCAAAAGTCCTTTAATCCTAATTGCAAGTCCTAAAAGTCCTATAAACACTCCTAAGGAGTTTGCACAGTTAATACACAAACCTACTCGCCCTATTAATTTTGCAATCGGCGGCGGAGCACATCGTACAGGTTATGAATATCTAATGGCAAAAACTAAAGGCGATAAAAGTCAAGTACAGTTCATTATATTCAATGGACCTAATCCTACATTGTTAAGCGTAGCACAGTATGATGGCAAGTCTGGAACGGAGTTTGGAATGATTCCTGTTGCTATTGCTAAACCATTTATAGATGCAGGCAAAGTAAAAGCTATTGGTGTTGCTGGCGAACGCAAACTAGCACAATTACCAGATGTTCCCTTACTTAATGATATCGCTCCCGGTATCAATGTTTACGGTGCATGGGTACTAACTTTACCGCCTAACACACCTAAAGAAATTGTAGACTGGTACGCAAAAACATTTGCTCCTATTGTGCGTAGCGATGAATATAAAAAATGGCGTGAAGATAATTTAATTACTATAGACGAACGTGAACTAACTCCACAAGGTGTACAAGTCTACAGAGAACGTCTACGCAAGACATTTTATCCTGTACTAAAGGATATTAAACAATGAAGTACATATTCGTAGTAGGTGCTCCTGGCAGTAAATGGTCAAGTGTTGCTAAGAACATTTATTTTAGTCCAGATATAGATCGTAGCGATTATACAGAAGATCGTACTTATAAGCATCACGCAGGTGTCATGCACATGGGTGCATACTTTGATCCAGGTATGGAATTTGAAATTCCTGCTAACATAGAAGACATGCCTAAAGAAGCTGTTGAACAATTATTCGATAGCCCATTTACAGGAACAGGCACACGCATTATTAAAAGCCATGTACTAAGTAATCACATAGATTTTTTAAGAACTACATGGCCCAACTGCCCTGTAGTGTTAGTTTATCGTGGTGACGATGCATGTTTAGGTTGGTGGGTTAAATGCGGGCACTTTAATATCAAGTATCCTTGCTATGATTACTATGTTGATCTAGCTACCATGGCCAGTCATATAGAAGAGCAAAATTTTAATATCGTAACTGCCCAACATGTACACGATACTCTTACTCCATCTAGTAACAGAGAATTATGCGACTTTTTGCAAATAAAACGTCCTCCTGACGAATATTATCAATACTATTTTCAAGAAGATATAAGTGTTGCAATTATAAGATAAATAGTTATAACACAGGATGTGTTATTCCCCAGCGGTAAGCTCTTACCCCAGCGGCCTTTAATTTTTCAATTTAAGGACCTAAAAAATGAAAACAGCAAAACAGTTCGTCAACGAATTAGTTGAGAACAATCAAACCCTTTTCAAAGCCAGTGCGATGCAAGTTAAAGCATACTTTGAAAGCAAACCAAGCAAAGAAGAACTAATTGATCACTTTACTGGACGTATGGTTAATGAACGTATGAATATGGTAGAAATTGCAAAAACAATTTCAGAAATGCCAAAAGATACAGATGTTATCGAACTACAGTTATTGAGCAAGCAAGTTTTGGACGAAGCACTACACTATCGTCTAGTTAAAGAAGTTATCGAACACATTTCAGGTGAAGAAGTTGACCTAGAAGCGGCTATCGATAGCTGGGAAACACGTATTACTAGTAAAGGTGCCGCATTGATTGATGAATTCAATGCACACGAAGATCCGATCGCCCTAGCATTGTATCAAACAATCGCTGAAGGTCGTGCAGAAGCAGTTTGGCACCAAATGGCTGAAACCATCGAAGATGATTTTATCAGCCATCGTTATACTAAGGTTGCTCGTGATGAAGGATTTCACAGTAATATTGGACAGTGGAAACTAGAGAAGTTAGTTGACACTCCAGAAGCTCAAGCACATGCACTAGCATTGGCAGATCAAATGCGTAAGAAACTATATAAAATTAGTTGTATTAACACCAAGCCAGTTCCAGAAGCACGTGAGATGATGGAAAAAGCGTATAACTATACATACGCCTAAAAAGGTAGTATAATAACAACTGCGGGCGTAATACCCCGCAGTTTTTTTATCTCGAAAAATTATGGATCAAAATTATTTAAACAACTACTTTGGTAAAGTGTGGCGCAACACACAATACAACAATTTGAACTTGCCTGAGTTCTCGGGCATGGCTTTATTGAATAAAATTAAATCATCAGAGACTGTTATAGACATCGGCTGTGGTACTAACGAATTCAAAAAGCATTTACCAAATGTAATTGGTATCGATCCTGCTTTTCCAGAAGCTGACTATCAGTTGACCTTGGAACAGTATTGCAAAAAATTTACCATGACATATGATGTAGCATTGTGTCTAGGTAGTATTAATTTTGGAGATAAAGATTATATTGAACAGCAAGTTGGATTGGTAACAAGTTTAGTAGGACCCGAAGGACGTATCTTTTGGCGTTGCAATCCAGGATTAAAAGATCATGGAACAGAGGAATGTAAATATATAGAATTTTATCCATGGAGCTTTGAGGAACATATCAGATTAGCTGACTTATTTGGATTCAAGATTTTAGAACTACGATGGGACACTGGAAATAGAATATATTCGGAATGGAGACGAAAGTGAAGAAAAAATTTAATGATTGGCGTAAACGTAGTATTGCAAGACTTGTAAGTTGGAGAATAATCGGCGGATCGACAACTGCCGCGATTGTATATTTTGTTGCTAAATCAGGAGCAAGTGCTGGCGAAACAGCAAGTGTTATTTTTGTTTGTCAGTTTACTATCAATGCATTGATGTATTATGTACATGATAGAGTATGGAACATGTTCCAATGGGGACGAGAAATTATAGAGGTACAAGAATGAAAAAGTTATTAGCAGTACTATTACTAGTACCAACACTATGCTTTGCATGGGAACCAGTTAAACCTATCGAAGCTATAATTGCATGGGCACCAGGTAGTGTCAACGAACTAGTGTTTCGTGCATTGAGCAAACAGGTAGAAGAAAACACAGGTGCTAAATTTGTTGTTATTAACAGAGGCGGTGCTGGCGGTGTAGTTGGAGCAGAAGAACTTAGTCACAAGCCCGCAGATGGATATAGTGTTACAATGGTAAGTATTCCAGGACTAGCCGCAATGGACAAAATTGCTGTTCCAGGACCAGGGCGTACATATACTACTGCCAGTTTTGATTATCCGTTTTTTGCGGCCAGCAGTCCGTTTGCTATAGTTGCAAATATCAACGATCCTATCGATAATGTTAAACTTTTTACAAGAGCAATACAAACTAGACAAGTAAGTATTGCGGCCACAGGCGGCGCCAGACTAGTCTACGAAGAAATGGCTGTTAAATTAAACTTGAAAGAAGACAAGGAACATATTGTACGTGTTGATCATCAAAGTCCTGTAGCGGCACTAACTGATGTAGTCAATGGAAGTGTGCGTTTTGCAGTTGTACCTGTACTAGTTGCCAATGCTTTTTATAAGGATCATAAAATCCGTATCATAGCATTGTCTGGTAATCACAAATTATCGCAGATGCCAGAAGTACCACTCTTAAGTGAAGCGATTCCTGGATTTAACATTAGCGGAACTTGGGGGCTAATGTTGCCTGCTGGCACTCCCAAGGATGTGCAAGACTGGTACCATACAGAATTTACTAGAGCTTTAAAGAGTGAGGATGTGCGTACAATGTACGAAAACAACTTAATGCTAGAAACACCCGAATTAAGCACTCAAACAGCATATACTAAATATGTAAAAGATCGTGAAATTCAGTGGAAACCTTTAGTAGATACGGTCCTGAAAAAAACGGATAAATAAAAAAGAGTACTTTACTCACTCATTAAAATTAAGGAATTAACATGACAAAGCCAGCAAAAGAATTTTTAGACGATTTGTGGGATTCATTCATGCCGTTACACAAAGTGGCTGAAATCCAAACACGTCAGTTCTTCGCAGAACGCGGTAAGGACAAAAAAGAATTAGAAAATTTCTTTCATATTCGTTTAAGCAACGAGCGTATGAATATGATTGAATTGTCAAAAAAAGTAAGCGAATTACCAGCTTTGACAGATCCAGAAGATTGCCGTTTGCTATCAAAGCAAGCATGGGATGAAGCAGAACACTTCCGTATTGTATACGAAATCCTAGAACATTTGACAGGTGAAAAGCCAGATCTAGAAGAAATTTGGAAATCATATGGTAAAGTTGACGTTCGTATGGGTGCTAGCTTGATCCAGAAATACGAAGCACAAAACAATCCAATCATGATGCACTTGTATCAGTATATGGCTGAAGGTCGTGCTAGCCATGTTTGGGCTACAATGGCTGATTGTGCTGGCGATGAGTTCATTCAAAAGCGTTATGACCGTGTTGCACGTGACGAAAAGTTCCACAGCAATATTGGCCGTATGATGTTAGAAAAACTATGCACAACAGAAGAAGCACAGCAAGAGTGCCTATCTTATGTTAAAGAAATGATTTGGGATCTATTCGAGTGTTCATGCACAAGTTTAGGCGACTTCAAGACAGCTAGTCCAGAAGTTCAACAAATTATGCTAGAAGCATATGGCGAGCCACATCGTAACCTATGTGTTGCGTTCAATGGCAAGGAAGCTGTAGCCTAATAGGACTTTATGCGGATTTTAATGAGTCAGAGGGATGTTCGCATCCCTCCCAATAACTTTTTATTTGACGCACTAGAACGCAGTTGGTATGAACTGTTACATAAACATACACTTATACCTGTTGCCAATATTGGCGCAATCGATGAAAGTATAGAATTTGATTGCCTAGTCCTTACAGGAGGACCCGATAGTATTGCAAGACATACTACCGAAGATTTATTATTTGCTCATGCACTTAAATTGGGCAAACCTATTGTTGGCGTTTGCCACGGCGCTTTTACTGTGAATGATCTGACCGGAGGAGTAAACGGTTACATTGATGATCATACAGATACATCACACTTAATAAACATGGAAGGCAGTACACATACTGTAAACAGCTATCACAGCCAGTTCATTAAGACCATGGGTGCTGATATGATAACTACTGCTACAGACATAGACGGTAACACCGAAGCCTTTGAACATACGTCAAAGCCAATCTACGGTATCGTTTGGCATCCAGAGAGAATGAAACATCCTGTACTGCCAAAGAAAGTTAAAGACTTACTAGAGGTTGACTGATGAAACAAAAGATAATACAATTACTACAGTGGATCAAACAAATATCTCTAAATTATGAAAGCGACGAAGATGTTTTCATAAGAATGACACAGGAGTACGAACGTGTAATGACACATCGTCGGCTTGTATCAGAATTGAGATCAATGGGTGGTTATACTGTTTTGTTTTAAATCGTTGTAAAAATACCACATTTCATATATGGTATTGACACAAAGACTAAATAAACATACAATAGAATCATCGTTGTTAAGAACTAGTTAAAAAAGTTTGTTGTCCAAAAACAACAAAAAGATTTAAAGAGTAGTTGACAACAGTGCCAAGAGGCACTACAATAAGAACATGTTAGCAATTCCGCTAACAAAATTTTCAGAAAGTAAACAAGAGCAAAAAATGCAATCACTCAATAGACAATGTATTAAACATTCGATAGCCCAGGCGGAAGGCTTTATGCCCTCTTATTGGCTAACGATTAATAGTACAGTCAGTCTATCAAATGATCGTTTACCAGAGATTTTAGGGTCCACGGAGGGCTGGGATGGTTAGTAACAACTAACAAATTTCCAAAACTTTAAGGACCCTAGGATTAACAACCCTGGGGTTTTTTGTTTTTAGACTTTCGAAAAAGTGTGTATAGGGAACGCGACCCTGCTGGCACTTAAAACATCGGCTTAATGTGGGCGGCCTACCGGATGGTAAGTTCTAGGCGATAACTAGAATTGTAAAATGGTAGCGTATTAAAGTGTTCTTTAATTTGTAAAAATATATTAAAGAACTTTTTAATACACACTTTCCTAACAGCCCTGAAAGCTGTTGACATAGTCAAAGGAGAGTGTTACAATTAACACATGGAGGAACGGCGCAGTTGGAGAGGCGCGGCAGACTGTAAATCTGTTTCCTAAGGATGAGTAGGTTCGAATCTTACTTCCTCCACCAAAATTTGGCTTCATAGTATAATGGTTAGTACGGTGGCTTGTCACGCCATTAATAGGGGTTCGATTCCCCTTGGAGCCGCCATAATCTTTCGGAGTGTAGCACAGCCTGGTAGTGCGCCTGGTTTGGGACCAGGAGGTCCAAGGTTCGAATCCTTGTACTCCGACCACTTTCAAAGTCTATGTCTGAGGTCACACGTCCACGGTAGACTATCTTTTTTACCCATGTAGCTTAATGGTCAAGCAACCGGCTGATAACCGGTAGATCTAAGGTTCGATTCCTTTCGTGGGTACCAGTTTAGGATAGCAACAGCAAATTTAAATCAACTTTCAATTGGATGAAAAAAGATGCTATCCTGTTTATTTCTGTTGGGGATTCGCCTAGTTGGCCTAAGGCAACGGTCTTTGAAATCGTCATCATCAGTTCGAATCTGATATCCCCTGCCAAATTATATTGCGTTAGACTTCTGGGCTAGGTCAATAGGCTTTCAACCTATCTAGGCGGGTTCGATTCCCGTACGCAATACCAGTTTGCGATAATGGAGGGGTAGCCGGCAATGCTGGTGTATACTAGTTTCCCGCAAAGGTTCGAGTCCTTTGGTCGCAATTTAATATGCCGTGGTAGCTCTCTGGGTAGGGCACCTCACTGTCGATGAGACTTAGGCGGGTTCGATTCCCGTCCACGGCGCCAAGTTTATTTTAAATGGAGAATGACATGAAACGTGCTAAACGTTAGTGTCAACCTTGACCCCGTATTGGTCCTGGTTGGCACATTAAATCAATTTAATTACGACCAACCACGCTAAACTTTAGTGGCGAAGTAACCGGCTCTTAACCGGAGGAACTGAGTTCGATTCTCAGAGCGTGGACCAATACGGGGGTGAAACTTTAAGGTGAAGTAACCGGCTTTTAACCGGTAAAATTCGGATCGTTCCCGAACACCCCTACCATATAAAAACACACTGACTTGCCTCCAGGTAATAGTCAAATTGAAGCCGAGCCAGGATGCAGAGTCTCGGATTAAAGACTAAGTGTGTTTCTATATGGTACTGACTGCCAGCAGATAAAAAGCCTAACAGCAAAGTAATCTGTGTTGGATGAATATACAAGCCGCAAGGTATCCCGGAGGACGACTCTTAGGTGATAGTGTGAATAGCACGGAATAAGCACCGTATATTTGGCCCGAATGACGGGAACTCAGAACCATCCATATAAAAACACATTACTAAGAGTCCAGGTTCAGAGCGTGGCCTAGTGTGTTTCTATATGGTCAGGTATCTTAAGAGGAAGAGAGCATCCCTCATAAGGATGAATGTGAAGCTTCGAGTGCTTTCTTGACCACCAAGTTTCGGGATAGACGGTACGATGAGTCCCTTTTATTCTAGCACATGGAGGCATGTGTGACACGGCAGTAGAATCAAAGGTTGTTAAACTCTTGTATTCGAGACGCAGACTAATCTTCTGTATTGGGAAGTGGCAATACAGACGACTTTAGATTAGTTTCCCGAAAATCTTTATCTTGTGGAGGTTGTGGATCCAACACAAACTCTGCTGGCAAGCACGTAAACATTCGTTGTTTATATGGCTTGTTTGAATGTGCGTAGAGACTAATGAAGTCATCTTCGTTGGGATCTATCATAGTGTATTTATTGCCCGGATAGTTAAATGGTATAACGGTCGCTTGATAAGCGATTATTCTAAGTTCAATTCTTAGTCCAGGCACCAAATTTGATTTGACAACAAACGAGTTGTCATATATAATATAGAATATTCCCTAGTAGCTCAGCTGGTAGTAGCGTCTGACTGTTAATCAGAAGGTCCGAGGATCGTGCCCTCGCTAGGGAGCCAAACAAGTCAGTTCCCGGATGACTTTAAAAATGCGGGGTGCTCAATCGCCAACGGAGAGAGCGTAAGGTAACAGTTGGACAAATTTCGCCCCTTTGCGCCGAATGGGATGGCAACGGATTTGTAATCCGTCTTCGTAAGATAGAGAGTGTTCGATTCACTCAGGGGGCACCAATTATATGTTATACTTAGAAACATTTGTATTAGTATTTGCAACTGATATTTTATACACTTACTACCTTAGGGCAGTGACAACAAAT